GTTTGACCAGGAACACCTAAGAATTCTGTAACACTTGATGTTTCATTTGGATTTACCAAACAAGAATCTAATGGAGGGGGTTGATACCAGTTACAGTTACCCAGATTTAAAAACCAATCCTCTATAAATGTCGCGTTTGAATTATAACCTGAAACATCTCCAATAAAGTTTGAAAATTGTGTATTAGTTAATTGAGCATCATCTCCTTTTAAAGGTTGTGTAATAAATTTATAAGAAATATTAGGACCGGTACCTCCTATAATTACTCCATTAGATTGCCACATATATTGATCATCGCTATACCAATCTGCATTTGTTTCTGGATTTTCATCATTATAAGGATTAATACAGTCATGTGTTTCGGGTATTTTATCAATAGTTGTAAACTGAGTTCCAGGTTGTTCTGTATATAAATTATTACCATCTATAAAAACAGTAACATCTGACTCTGAATCTAATCTACATTGGTTAAGTTTATGATCGAATCTATAGACCCTTGAATCAAAATCAACAAAAAAAGATGTATTAGTTATATTCCCCATAAAGAGTTTATTATCTCTTGAGGCTATAGTCTTTACTCTTTCAAAAGTTGCACCAATACCTTCTTGGAATTCTGTAGGAGATAATTGTATCTTTTGTTCACTACCTGTTAACTCCACAGATATATCTTCTAATATATTAGGAGCTACTTTAAACATATAATACTGATGTAATAACGGATCATATCCACTAGTTTTCATATAGACAGCTCCAAATTCTATTAAATCATATGTAGTATCTAGATCTTTAAGTTGCCACTCAATTCGTTTACTTGTGAGTGTTCCCATTAGATCTGCTGTATCTAAATCTATTTCTCCTCCCTCTATATTACAAAATGGATCAGTTTCTTCATCTCCATATAAAGATACTTTATTACTTAAAGGAGACCAGTTAGAAGTTAATCCTTCAAAACTTTTATATCTATAAGCTATTTGGTAAGTTCCTGCTGGAAGTGTTCCTCCTATAGTTATCTCATGTAGTGTAGGTATTTGAAATTCAGTAACTGGAGCTAAATCTAAAAATCTAGCATCTATTGCTATTGAATCTTCTGCAGCAACATTTAGTTTTCTAGGGGGATTAAAGTTATCGGTCCAATAAACTCCTTGTTCATCTTTATTTTCATACCTTCCTATAGCCTGTATAGGATGTTGTTTTGTAAAATTAACAAGATTATTATTATATACACATTTCCAATTTACTTCATATGTAGAAGGATCATACCTTAATCTCCATATTTGCCCAGAGCCTCCTATTGCTTCTGGGGTACCGCCATCGTGGCTAGTAGTAAATAAATAAATATCATCTCGAATTGTAGTGTATCCTATAATCTCTAAATCACAGTCTTTACCTCCAATATTAATTGTATTTGTATAGTTATTAGAAACTATAACATTTGTAATCTGTATATCGTTTTCATCTTCTGACCAAAAAGTTAAACGAAATCTACTATTATCATAAGCAAAGTTTATATTATCTGGTAATGATCCATTACCTATTAAAACACCATTTGTTGTAAAACCTGGAAAATCACTTATTAATGCTTGATATATAACAGAAACTATATTACCACCCGTTGCAGTAAAACTTCTACTATAAGTTGCACCATCTGTATAAATATTACAAATAACATTCCATAAAGTACCTTCCCAATAAGCCCCTAATACTACTTGATCTTTCATTTCAAGTGCTAATACTTTAGGAGCGCATGGTATTTCTGCTAAAAACTCATTACCTTCTACATTAACAACAGCTGCACCCTCTTTAGAATGGTGAGGAGCAATACGAATATTACTACCATCGTAATATGTATCTGGAGGAAGTACATACTTAGCCACATCTTTATTCATACCTTTTAAGAAGGTATTAATAGATGTAGATGGTGGTCCTTGTTGTTGTTTTTTTTCTGCCATTACTTAAGTTTCCTTCGACCAGGACTAGCTAGATCAGTAAAGAATGTCCTTGATGAATTCATATTAGGTTTTAATTTAACCCATTGATTCTTAATATTTTCCATTTGATCTAGATTAGGCATACTTGCCGATCCTCGCGCTTGTTTTACATACCATTCCCAATCTCGTTGGCTATCTCTAAATACAGCCTCTTGCAATGATCCTCTTCTCCACCATATTCTATCAACCATAGTTTGTATATAAGCTTTTACAGCTTTCTTATAACTAACATTATCAGGTATCATAGGAAAACCTTCTTTGTCTACGTTTATACCTCTAAAAGATACTAACAAACATCCTTTATCAAAAGACGTAACAATAAAATTATCATTAATATAATAACAATTACCATTTTTATTTTCAGAATCTGTTAAAGGAAAGTTAGTAGCATCTACTTCCTTACCATCAATCACATTCTTTGTAGCGTTTCCAGAGTTTGTAGATATAGCCCCGAATGTTCCAGAGCATAGAGGTAGTGGTATTCCGTTATATGAAATTTGTTCTAAAGAATGGAAGTTGCAAGGTAATTTTACTTTATGTCCTGAGACACATAACTCTCCTATTAACTCTACATAAGATACCCCAGCTCCTATAAGTTCTAAAGCTTCACCTGCCCATTCAATTACATCCCAAATGTCAAGCTCTTCTTGGATACCTGAGTCTCTATATACTCCTTCTATTATTTCATATACTGATACATATTTATAAATCATTCAAAATAGTCTACTTTTTTCTTTTTTAATAATCCGGCTAATCGTCTTTTATTAGTACGAGTAGCTTGAAAGCTATATACACTTTTATTCTTTATTACCGCGTTTATCTTTGACCAAAACCATCTATAATTAAAACCGTCTGTATGATCATTTAAGTGATAAATAACTTTCTTATGTTTATTGGTTTCTAGCCAATTAATCTTTAATTTATTTTTCTTAGAATAATTCATCTTCTTCTTTTTTATTCTAAGAGTACCTAATCTATAAGGCATTTTAAACTCTTTTGCTTTCATAAGAATATCTTCTATAATCTTCTTATTAAAGTCTTCACAGATTGCTCTGTATTTTTTATAACCTACATCATAAAAGTCATCATAACTTTTATAAGCACTTTTTAAAGTGCAACTATTTACCTGCAGGGACTTGCATGTTTTGCTCTCCATCTCCTTTAGCGTTATTAGTTTCATCATTTGGTAAAGTTAATGTTATCTGCATTCTTTTTTGTAAAACAATACTTGTAACATTTTCTGCCAGCGTCATGGAAATCGGAAAAGGTTCATCCCAAGAATACTGGCAATCAAAATATTCGGTATCATAAGGTCCAGTTTCTGGATCCTGTTCTCCCATTTCATCTAAGCATCTATTATGCATCCATACTTCTTCAGCGTCTTCATAGACTCCAGTGACCTTAACGGCATCAATTAATAAGTCACATATAACATATAGATAACTATCTTTAATATACCATCTGTTCTTAGAACCAGTATACTTATTATACTTGTTCCACTTTTTCCTAAACGCAGTAGTCTCAGAAAAAGCTCTCTGTCCGTCCAAAGATTCTACAGCTAATATACTATCCCGTTCATTTCGTTGTACAGTTCTTGGAATAGGTTTAACAGATTTTAGTACATGAATTCCTAAATCCACCTCACAAGCTTCAGCAGCATCAACCGGTTCTAAAAATACCCTTTCTAACGTCTCTATACACGATGCTGCAACACGCATCTTTCTACCCATAATCTGCGACAATAGCATAGATCTCTCTTGCATTACCCAGTATGCAATCTGTCTATCACTTATTTTTGCATCATCAGACGTTATACCACCATAAGCGATATTCTTAATATCATAAACCAATTTATTTAACGTTAATGCCATTATTTATATATTAACTTGTAAGTAACCTTCACAACCCTTTTCCTTATTCCATATATACGCTTGTGCGCATCGCAAAGATTGATAACCCATTAATTTGTGCCATGAATCATTTGCACATATAGAAGGAATAAATCTTACTTTAATTCCTCTATATTCATTTACCATTTCTTTATGCAAATGTCCACAATGAACTTCTCTAAATTTAGTCCTTGAGAACATCAATGGTTGCTCAGTTGCCATTATAAGTGGCATCTCAGCAGCTTTCTCTTTATCTCCATGCGTAAACATTAACATATTTACACCATACTCATAGTACTTTCTACTATCTAAACCATTATCAACTAACACGTTTTGGTCGTTTTTAAACCAAGCTGATAAAACTTCTCCCGCATAAAACATACGCTCAAAGTCATGATTCCCCTGTACTATAACAATATCTACCGGAGCATATTCAGCTAAATAATTAGCTGCGTCAATTATTAATTTGGTATATCCAATGAAAGATTTTTGCCAATCTATTGAATCACTTTGTGGTGTTCCTTTAGTTGTAGTCTTTCTCATACCTTCAGAGTTCATACCATCGTTTCCTATTGGTAATAAAAACCTCTGTATATTTAATCCTGATGCTCTTGCATGTAACTCTTTAACAGAATCCATAAAATGCATTTCACCTGTTTTTACATTCTCATCAGTTTCTTTACCATAATGTATATCAGGTAAAGATATTTCGTATACTATTGGATTGTCATCCGTTTTTGTATACTGACGATCTTTTTTAGCCGGAGCTATTGTTTTCAATTTTTCAAAGAACTCATCTTTAAATTTCTGAGAAGCTTTACCACCATCTCTAGTTACTATAGAGTATCTAGTTTCACCTCCCATTGTTTGCCAGATCTTAACTGACTTGACCTCATCTTCACTTAATCCTTGCGCATGTATGGCCTCTTTAAGTTCATTAGAACTAACATTCTCACTTACTTCATCTTCCCGTCTCCACATAAAACCACCTGCTGTAGCTCTATCTCCTCGAAGTGTTTTATGTATACTTCCATTATCTATATCAGTTTTACTTGAAGCTTCAGAAACATCTTGGTACCGACCAACCAGTTGTCCCTGCATTGTATATTGTAATATCACTATTTATTAAATTTAAGTTTATACATTATTCCTACGCTATGGGTTTTATCTAATATACCATATCTATAAGAATATGAAAATCCATTCCTACTAGTAAATCCAATCTTAGGAGAGAAGTTAAACATCTCTTTATTTCCCCCAACCTCTGCTCCTACATCAAGTGTAAAAGGAGGTTTTAATGTCTGTACTGTATTAGCTATAGTACTAACTATAACAGTATCTATCTTCAAAATGTATTGAGGAAACTTAGGAACATAACTTAAACTCTGTTCTAATAATGCACCATTTACTCTTGTGTAAATAGTACCATCTATTAAACTATCAGAGTATGGATTGTTATATTCATTAATATTAAGTTCATCCCATACATCATCTGGTACTTCTATTTTAACAGGTTTTAGTATTTCTACTTCTACAATTCTTTCTACAGTTTCTACAAACTTAACAGTATCTATTCTTGTTTTATAAATAGTATCTGTCTGTATTGTAGTCACTTCTGATTCTATTGTAGATCCATTATTAATATTACTTCCACATTCCTGTAAGAATAATATATATAATAATAAACCCGCTATTACTATCCACTTAGGATCTAATTTCATACTTAAATGTATTTAATTCCAAAACATTAATTTGGCTACTATACCAACTATTGCCACCCAGATTGACCATAAAACTTTATTAGCATTATGTCTAAAAGAAGTATTTCTATTTACACGAGATACGATACCAAAATCAGGATCGAGCAATCTTTTTTTAAGATCGCTCACATCCTGTTTGATTTCTAGAATATCTTCATGTAACTCTGAATTTGAAATACGTCTATTTGCCATTAGCTATAGTTTATTCAACTACCAACTTTCCAAGTAAAGGTTTCATCATATTTGCATCTAAACCATAATCTTTTAAGTCATCTAGTGGAATAGAAATAATTTCTACTTCTACTTCCTCTGCCATAACTTTTTCCCATCTTTCATTAGCTTTTTCTAAGTTATCCCCAAAGTCAATTTGATTTTGTGGATTTCTTAACACTTCTCCTTTGTCATCTTTAGGAGCTAACTCATCGGTTAATTCCTTATGTCTTGTATTCACACTATTTACAATAGGTGAAATAAGATCTAGATTTTTAGACAGTGTATGCCATACTTTAGTTTCTTTGCTATTTATATATGCGATACCTTGACTTATTGCTAGTAAGTCTTTATTAGTCATCTTTTGTTTTTTGCTATTCTTAGCCATATTAAAAATTTTAAAATTATTAAATTAATTAAATTACGCACTAGGTCGTAATACTATATACAAGTCATCCACGACTTGTGTTTCAGGTAAAGTTCCTGCAGTTGCGACTGTCATATAATGCATAGTTGCTGCTGCATCAGGAATTTGAATTACTAAATCCCCTACTTCTAAAGCCCCAAAATCTGTTGTTGTGGATGCGTTTGCACACTTAATATAAAAGAAGTTAAGATCTTTTACAATTCGATCTACATCTTTTACAGTAGCGTATCTTGTTTTTAACTCAGCACCTAATGATTTCTTTCTAGCGATCACTGGTACTGCACCATCTGCTTTTGCCATTATTATTAAATTTTATTATTAAACACTATTAACCTTTTGTCCATAAACCATACTCTACTTTTATATTAGTAGTGTTAGCTTTTAGTTTTAGTCCTTTACTTGCATCTATCGGGTACATCATAAATTCTCCCGGTCCTAAACTTCCAAATAGAACTGGAGATCCTGCTCCTGTAGCCACATCTAACATACTAGAAGTATGTAAGTTCTTTATATATGCATATGTAATGGTACTTATACTAGTAGCTACTAACTCTGTGTAAGCTAATGTTGTAACTTCTACTCTAGCAGAATCCACAATAGGATTAGCTACAGTTAAATTATCTGTTAAACTAATACTTAAAGCATCAGTTGAAGTAGTAGTACTTGTTATTGTTAAGGCTGTTGATAAAGTTGCCATTATTATTATTCTATTATATTAAACATTCTATTAACTCTTAGCCCACTGACCATATTCTATAACACACGCATTTCCAATAGCTTGAGCTGCCACTGCTTTACCATCTTTCAAAGGTAAAAAACAACATTCTCCAATTCCCATTTTCATAATTCCAGCTCCTCCAAGATCAACTTCGACTACATCAGTAGCAGTAACACCACTTATTACTTTTATATATAAGTAAGTTATTTTTGATGCAACAGCTGCTAATACAGCGGTTGATCCTCCCGTTGCTATTGATTTACGAGCTACGTTTATAGATGGCTCAGTTACACTAAGACTGTCTGTTGTTGATATACTCAACGCATCAGTACTTGTTGTAGTACTTGTCAAAACTAATTGTTGTGATAAAGTCGCCATTATTATTTTATTTTTAAATTATTATTTCAATTTTCCAAATATATTATATATATTTTGTTTTTCCAAATGTTATCCCTCATTATTACACAATAATCCTTGTAGTATTGCGTCTGCTAAATCATCTTGACTTATTGTAAGGAATTCTTGACCTGCTCCCGGTATTTTAAAAGTTACTCCATAATTAGCTAAACTAAATCCTTGAGAACTATATCTACCAGGAGGAATAGTTGAACCATCATGTAAAGCAGTAGTTACATTAGAATTACCTAACCATGAGTAAGGATTAGGAAAATTCGTATCTGTATAAGGAGCCATACTTGCGCATGCGCTAGTCCAAGGTAAATCTATAAAGTCTGCACAACTGATATGACCTAACTCTGAAGGATTTCCTTGTCCTACAACACCATATAAAGTTGAGCAAAACATTTGATTATTTAAACCTCCAGGCGTGCCTGACATTTTAGTAGGGAATATAATAGCATTAAAATTACCATTTGCATAACCAGTACCTATTGGTCCATTAGCGTGTTTAATAGTCATAGAAGCTGCTCCATTCGTATCATACCCATAATTCCAAGCCTCAGTAAATCTAGTATGATCAATACATAAAGGTGTAGTAATATAAGTATCATAAACATCTACAGCATCTCCTGTGCCATACCACGATGCATTACCAGAACTTCCAGTAGAATTATTTAATATACCAGGACCACACTCGTTCTGCCAGGTCTGGAGAGTACTACTATTAAATTCCAAATTCTCTTGTGTATGATACACAGGATTAGATTCATCTACAAACATAAGACAAATAGCATTAGTATCCCCACCTTCAAATGCATGATATACATCACTAAACCCTTCTTCGCCTGGTGGATCATTAAATGGATTAAGTTGTGTACCAGGTAAATTATTTACATAATTACCATTTTGATCTAAGCCATTAGAATTCATAGACTTAATAAGAAGACGTGCTGAGTCAGTTAGATCGGGAGTCTCCTCTCCTGTAGTTTTATAAACATCATTTACAGTAGAGAAAGGTATTCTTAAATTAGGATGTAAAGATGGAGAATTACCATGTATTGGGTACATCATCCATTTTATCCATCTTTCACTACCTCCAGTAAGAAGTTGACCCATCTGATTGTCATAATTAGCTAAAACATCATTAGCTCCTGGAAAATCAATACTAAAAGTAGATGCGGTATAAACATTCTGCCACCAATAAGCACTCCTGTTACTATCCTGAGTTCCGCTAGTAGGAGTTTCATAAGCATCCCAATTTGCTGGATCAGTACTACTGTTTTTCCAATTTGTAACTGTTATTTTTCCAAACCACGAGTAACCTACAGGTAGATGATAAATATTACCACTAAAATTAGTTATATTATTATCATCCAATATTTGTGCCATAGCAGCTTCTACTAAATTTCTAAGATCTGCACATGCTTGAAGTTTTACTTCTCCTGAGGTACTTGGATATATAGACGTCATATCATAAAATACATATATATTTCTATTATCAAGACATGATTGTACATTGCTAGCACAACAAGCAGCATCTGGACACATTATACATTCTGGACAATAATTCTCTGCTTCCGGATCTGTACACCCATAACAAGATGCATATTCACATAATGAGTTATCAGCAACAGTACAATCTGCACAATAGTTACAGGCTGTTAAATCCAGACATCCAACACATGAGTCTGTAAAATCTTGACATCCACATTGTCCTGGATATATACATTCACCTGGTATATTTTCAACTGCACTAGGATCGAAGTTACATGCATTAGGATCTGTACATGCAGATGTATAATAACAAGAACCATCATCCCATTCAGCTGCTGCATCATAATTTAATGCATCTGGATTAGTACATCCTCCAGGAACTTCTATAGGAGGAATTATAGTTTCTACATTTGATAAATTACAATCATATTCTCGTAATGTTAATCCTTTAGGAGGAAAACAAGATCCACATAATTCTCCAGCATTTGTAAATACTTTATCTACAGTTGTCCAGTCTAAACAATTAACACAATCTTTTTCATAAGTTACTTCAATACCATCTGGTGGAATAACTACTCCAGGATAACTACAACATGAAGTGTCACTTCCACCTTCTACTCCACTACAATCACATGTATTGTTAGGATTATAATTTGTAGCAGTTGGATCTTGACAAGATAAAGGACATCCTTCATATATACAACAATCATTCAAAACACCTGTTTGTGATAAACATGTAACACATCCTGGACAATAATTTAATGCGCTTGGATCAGTACAACCACCTATAGATGATCCCGCAGTACAAAATCCACAGTTAACAAATATATCTGATACTGTTACTGCTATTTCTGGATTACATATATCTTGAGTTTCAATATTCCAACATCTAGGATTACCTTGACTGTCTGGATATTGATCTATTCTTACAACCGATCCTGAAGCAAATGCACTATTTAAATCTGCATTTGGTAAAACATTAATTAATTGATCTCCACTACTATCACAACAAACTAATGTAAAACAATCTTGATTAGGATTTTCATATAAACAACTATAACATCCTGGCCACGATTCTATTACAGTTAAAAGACCTGGGCCTATTAAAGGATTACAAGTTGTTTGATTACACTGCCCACAATATGCAACAGTAAAGCAATCATCATTTGTCAAACCTAATGCTAAAACATCAGCAGGTAATTGTTCAAACTTAAATACATAATCTCCTAAATCAGAAATACCTCCCCAATATTGATCTCCAATCATCACAAAACTTATTGGATTTGTATCAGCACATTGTGTTACTGTATAACATTGTGTAACAGTTGCATTACAACATGTGTCACAATTATCTTGTATTTGTGATACAACTACTGGTACTGCAACAGTTTGATAATCTAAATAAGGATCGTATTCACAATCTACTTTATAACATCCTATATATCCTACTAATTCAAGTACATCTGAAATTGAAGGGTCATCATCAAGAGCTCCAGGAGTACAATGAACATTCATATTAGTAGATGTAATAATTTCACCAGGTGCTCCATTCCCAGCATTTTCTGGACACTCATCACATAAAACTAATCTCCATCTAGGATCTTGAAATTGTACATTACAAGCATCACAATCTATATAACCTGCAACAGGAGTTATTGTAGTAAGAGATTCGCCTTCTGGTAATGTACCTGCAAGCTCCGCATACCAACAAGATAATCCAGTTCCTGGATCCCAAGTAAATGAAGTATTGTTACCTGCTTCTCCAACATACGGCCAAAATAATTCGTCATCAGAATAATAAAATTGAGATACACAAAGAGGACAATCAAAAGGTTCGCAGAAAGTATCTGGAGCATCTCCTAATCCAAATCCATAAATCTGACAAACCATTGTTCTATCTTGAATTGCAGCTGCAGAACCACCACTCATATAACAAGCAGTTGGATCATAAGCAGTATCTTCTCCAGGAGCATAAATACTTGTAAAGCTAGTACTATCTGCAGTCGGGGCCATTATCGCATCAGGATCCCCAAAACTACCAGGGTTTGCATTACACCCAGTATTATATATACCATTTTCAGAACATGTAAAACCTCCCTGAGCTACAAAAGAACCTGTTGTTCCAGAACCTGTTGTTCCTTGACAATTAGGTTGTAAAGCCATACTTTCATAAGCATGATGAAATCCAAATGAATGTAAGATTTCATGAATACCAACTCTTAATATTTCTATAGTACCAAATACTTGTGTATCAGTAGTCTTTCTCCAATTTTCGTTAACGTCAAATATTATATTTTGACTCCCGTTTGTTCTAAATGCTGTAGATGAATCTGTATTATATGTACCAGAAGTTCCATCATAACCTGCAGTAACATTAAACATACTAGGTCCAGTAGCCCAAGCTAAAGCACCACTAGCCGATCCTGTATAATTACATCCGGTACATCCACTAGTTTGAAATCCTCCTGGATTACCACCATTGGTATAACACCAATCAGATCTTCTTCCCATCCATATTCTAAAATCTCCAACACCTGAAGCACCCGTTGTAGTTGTAAAACCTATTGGAGCACTTGTACTCCAATTATCTAAATCAGAAGTCGGCAAAGCCGAATCTGTACCTGTTTCTTTTCCAAGATCTGTAAATCGTAAAGTTAACTGATTAGGGTAACCATTCTGAGGACTAAAAGTACTTTCAAATAATTGTGAAACTTGAGCAAAAGCTTTACCTACTTCTGCTCTAAATTGAGCTTCTGTTATTGTATAAGTTTTATCATAGATAACACCATTACTACCATTACCTTGAGCATTATCTGTAGTAGGACCACTTTCATGTTTAGGTATAGTAAACTGACCACTAGCAAAATCACCTGCTCCAGGTGACTCACCTATACAAGCTGAAGAATAATAACTACTAGGAGTTATACTACCTTCTCTTGGAAAACTGTAAGTCATGTATACAGCTTGAGGTCCTGAGGCTAATTGCTGAACTGCATCCCATATATCTTGATTTAAATATTCAGTCATTCCAAATCTTTGGCTTTCTCCATCTAATTGTATTGCTGTACCTGGCGTAAAGTCTTGACAATCATTTGCACTCGCACATCCTTCAGAGCTTTGGCCACAATTAACTATTTTAAATACATCAGGATTATCTGGAAGATTAAAACATTCTCCAAAAAGATTTGAGGTAGCACAACTAAAATTATCATTTTGAATTGTAAGTGCAAGAGCATTATTATCATCTGAAAAACATCTACGTTTTATAAACTGAGGAAATCCAAAATCTATTGTAGAGTCATTAGCAAGAACTTGCCTTCTAATTAAATGAGCTGCGTCTCCTGATGGTAATACATACCCATCCATTTCAGCATCATTGATACTTGGAGTAATCAGATCACCATTTAATATATTACTAATATTAAATTTTCTTAAACATCTAGTAGAAGCAATTCTTTGTGAACTATTACCGTCTAATTGAGGATTCCACTCACTAGTATTAGCAGCTCCTTGAAAAGTAAAATCATACTCAGGAGTTAATTCTCCTATACCTAAAAATGTTTGTCTCCAATTTACTTGATTTGAAATACTACCTGAAGAATTACCTAATACAAGTCCTGCATATAAAGCTCCATCAGGACCTCTATGTAAATCTGTTACAATACTAGCTTGTAGTAGAGGTCTTATTACATTAGGTTTCTCAATGAATCCATCAGCACACCATTGTGGATTAAAATCTAAGTCACCTGGAATTTGATTTTGTAATCTTGTAGATGGATTACTTACTTTAAATAAAGTAGATCCAACCGATGGTAAATACTGATCTATGTCTTGAGTTTGTTGTCCTTCTGCTAAAGTATCTAAATTAACCCATGATAAAATAGGCTTACTTGTAGCTGGAAGTCCCATTCCTAGTGTATTAACACTAGTTTGACTTTCCCATATCCCACCATTATTAACCCAGGTCATTCCTAGTTCTCCAAACAGATCACCCATATATTCATTACATTGATAAGCATGTGTAAAAGACATACCAGACTTATAAGTAAATAAAGCATTATCACCAAATTCAACTCCATGAGTAAATGGTAAAAAACCTTCATTCCCTTCACCTGGGGGTAAGTCTCCCCCACAAGTACTCATTCCTTCAGCAACTATGTCTTGCCAAATAGCAACACACTCTCCAGTATTTTCATCAAAAGTATATAACTGAGTCCATCCTATTCCTAACTTATTACCTGTAATAGCTATATGACTATTATTAGGAGAAACTTTAATACGCGCCCACTCACTTAAATTTTGTCTATCTCCATCTATTTTCCCTGGTAAATCATTTATACTACCACTCATGCTAGTAATTACAGGTTGCCCTATTCCAGTAGAATCTACTCTTCGTGCACGTATTTTACCCGGAGGTGAAGGTACCATAACAAGTCCTGTTGGAGGATCATATGGTATTACATCTAAAACCCAATAAAAATCTTCATCACTATCTGCTATTGCAGGTCTTGATGTTACTGTTAATCTTTCAGTCGAATACATAGTTGAACCAGGAAGATAAGGTAACTCTTGATTATAAGAAATTATTTCTCCTAATCCATCTGCTGTATCCATATTTATAACAGCATATTGAGGACGAAGATTTCCTGGTCTTTGATATATTAAATAATATTGTTTATATGTTGTACTACCTGGAAATCTATCACTATCAGGTTTTGGAACCGTTATACATTGTTGGGAAGCGTATTGCAAATTCCCACCAGGAGAAACACCTCCATTTAATAATTGACTTCCACCACTAGTACTACCCGTCATTGTTAGATGACTAGAATTGTATACAAATCTACCATCCGAATAAAACATTATAGCACCTCTAGTATACTCTTTACCTCCTATAGTAACAGGTTCATGAGCACTATGTACTGTACTTCCAAATTTAGTAAAGAAATTATTATCATTTAAATTTGCATCTATTGTACCCATATTAGTAGGCGATATAGCTGTACTTGGAGTGGCTATACCCATACTATTTTGCCATGTTAAAAGACTACTCTTTCCCCAAAGCCAATTAGCCCCATGAATATAATCTGCTGTGACACATCTTTTCCAGCAACCTGTTATAAGATCTGTTTCAACAAAATTAAATGCTCTATTAGCATCATCATCAACAGAACTAAATGTACTATTAAATACTGAAACTGGTTGATCAGCAAAACAACTTAACATCATAGTAGAGTTAGTAGAAGTTACAGTCTGGCAATTTGCTACATAAAAAGGATCACAAGACAAACACTTATCAGCATCACTACTAGTTCCATCAATTTGTACTTGTGATAGTTGGTTAGTTGCTATTGGGAAAGGTGACATTTCTATTTTAAAACACTGTGCTTCAAGTAGATTTCCATTAGGATCTGTAAGGTTTCCCCAAAAAACTAAATCTCCTGATAGAAGAGCAGCAAGCAGATTACTATCTGTAGTATAATATTCTTGTATACCAAAATCTTGACCTGGATTTAAATCACTACAACACCCATTTATTTTAACAAATGCTGGAGCAACTGCTTCATTATTTTGTGCATTACAAGTTATACAATCTGGTGCAGATAAAACTAATTGAGCTGTAGGTCTTAATGTTGGGGTAGGTCCATAAATAGTAGAATCTATTTCCCAACAATGTCCATTCTCTCCTTTACCAAGATCTTGAATTTTAACTGCTCCTGTTCCTATATGTCCATGTAGTGTTGTACTACTTGCATAGTCAACATACCTTACAATATTCTGAGCTTTACATTGTTTTAATTTTAAATAAAAATTACATGTATTGCAAGACTTTTTAGTAGTCTTGATTGTCTGCGCTGATGCAGATACTAAATCAACTGCATTTCCTAGATCGTCTACACTACGACAAAATAGTTCTCCTTCTAATTGAACTGTCTTACCTCTCTTAACTTTAATATTTTTAGTTAAAGCTTCTGTAGTATATTTAGGATCTGATGTAGGATCACCACATTTTAATAATCTATAACACTTAGTTTGTACTCCTGTACAACTAACACAATCAGTATATTGTGAGGTAACATTTACATCTACACCAGAACATGTAATTGAATTATCATATGTATATACTGTATAACATTTACCTGGAGTATCTGTTACAATCACCTGTCCTAAATAAGCAGACACATCTGTTCTTGTAATTGTACTAATACCTGTAGCACAATCTACTAATTCATAACAGCAGTTTTTACTTGTTGTAGAAGCAAAGCAGGTAGAACAACTTGAATAGTTTACTAATTTAAAAGCACCTGAATCCCAGTATAGACATGGGTTATTATAACCTAATCCACTAGGAGGGAATCTAAATTTTGTATCACCATCTGATTTTATAACAGGTAATGTAGAAATTAAAGCACCTGTATCTTTAACTATTTTGTAAAGAGTGGAAGCAAAATTATTAGAATCCCAAACAAGTACAAAGCAAGAATCTTTAACAATCTCTATAGCTTTAACAGTCTGATTTGCATTCAAAGATAATGTAGATGTTAAATCAGCAATAACTGTATGAGTTAAAGTAGAAGGATCTAATTTAAATAAATCATTATATACAGGTGTGGCTGTAGGTGAACTATCACCTATACAATAATATTCACCTGTAATTTTATCTACTGCAAGATCTCCTGTTAATTGAACATTAGTATTTGTTAGAGTATTTATAGTAGTTAATACTCCTTTTTTATTAATAGAATTTCTAGATACTTGAGTTACACCACTAACAACACCTCCTGTAATAAGCTCATCTGAATAATTAAAACTAACAGTAGTAGATTGAGGTACAGTAATAGTTGTAGAACTTCCACCAGGTACAACACCATTCGCGGGTATTGTGTAATACAAAGAAGATCCTCTAGGTATAAATCCTACACCATGTTTATTAAAAGCTATATCAGTACCACCTATAATAGGTTGAGTATCTAATATTCCAGTAGTTAAGTCTACTTTATAACCATTAGAATCCCCTATTATATATAATGAATCATCAGAAGACTGTACTTCTACACATCTATTTAACTGATCATTGTTTTGAGCATTATCTGTTATTTCATAATAACTACCTACTTTACATGTTGAATCATCACTAGTTCCAACTATTTCTCTTGTAAAACCTAATCCTTTATAACCTGAATCACAACAACTTACTAATAATTTACAATAATGATCTGATTCAATTTCAGAACATGACCCACAATCAGGTGAAACAGATAGTATATCACCTACTGTAGCAGAACCAGATACTGCAAACCAAACAGTAAAACAACCCGCATAGTTAGCAACTGTAACAACATCACCCTCATGAGGACTTAATAATGCATTATTTGTATCAATATATGCTACGTTAACTATACCAGCACCTTGCGCAGTATAGTTCCAAGTACCTGTACTTGAGTTAATTGTAATACTTTTACCATCAGTAGCTGCACCTGTAGATGTATTAATAGTATATCTTTTACCTTCTATATAACCATATAATGTAGTATCATCAGTAGCTAAACCTTCATAATCTTTACTTAAAGTGTTTGCTCCTACAGTAGCCCATGTACCTGGACCTGTATTTTTATATAGATCATCACCAGATGCCATATATAAAGTACTACCTATATAAGCAGTATCTACTGCTACATGTGCTGTATTACCTGCAGTTTTAGTAGCCACTCCTGTAGCAATTACTATTTCTGCATAATTATAGTGAGGACCAGTTATTTCAACTACTCCATATAATTTAAGAGGATCCCCATTTTTACTAGATATAGATTTGAATCCTGTAATAGATGTACCACTTACAGTAGTACCTGCATCAACATTTCCTGTAACAGGATCTATTTTATATATCTTTGGTGTAGCTCCTGTACCTGCTAATAAGTAAATAAAGTTAGTTTCTTTCTGTACTGCTATATTTACTCTATTAGAAATAGAACTTACATCTGCAACTTTCGTAGCATCTAGTACTCCGTCTAGAACCCAAATAGATCCTAGTGTATCCATTATATACTCTTTCTGAGTATCACATGGAATTAATCTATGATAAGAAGTTGTTGCTGTTGTTCCTTCACCTGCCAGAGGTCTAGTAGGTGTACCTTTACCTATTGTGTCTCCCGCAACAGTTGTTGCAACAGTTTCAGTAAACTCTGAATTAGTAGGATCTGATGTATCTCTTATTACAGATAATGAATTAGTAGCATAAATATCATTATAGTCAGAACTATATCCACCTGAAGTTCCTACAACAGCTGGTTTTGTTAAATATATACGATCAGCATATGGATCTTTATACATACCAAATATGGCTTTATCAACATTATTTCCTAAAGAACTCATAGATTTACCTACAGTCCCTTGAGCTGTAACAACATTACTAGCATTTAAAGTATACCAATTAACTCCTAAACCATTACTTGCATCATATACTGGAACATATAATGTACTTGTATCAAAGTCCCATTCTAAATCATAACCTTTTAATCTACCATCATTTCCTTTTCCTGGAGATACAGGTCCTGCATCTTTAATTGGAACCGTAAAAGAATTAAAAGCAGAAAGTACACCTGTTGCAGGATTAAGATCATATACTTCTACTGTAGCAGTTGTAACAGGAGTTCCTGAAGTACCAACAGATGCTTGGTAAACAGTAGCCATTTTTGTATTATCTCCATTAAACTTAATGGTAGCATGATTAGCTGCATCATTATTTGCATAAACATTACCTATAGCAGTTGTAACTAAAGAACCAAATACAGGAAGATGTGAAGATACACCTGTTATTAAAAAGACCTCATGTCTATTAGAACCTTTTAAATGTGTCATAAAACCATACTGACTTGTAACTGAACTATAGAAAGCATTAAACCTATCAGTAGTTGCGCCTGATACAGCTACAAAACCAGCAGCTGAACCACCACTAGTTATAGTTTGATTCTGAGCTACTGTTCCACGACCACTATTACCAGTCATGAGAACATTATGCACATAGATTTTTCCGTTTGCAGGATTATGTGTTAGTATCCACCAATAATGAGTTTCACTACTTTTAAGAATTACAGCTGTTTGAGCTGATTTATTATCACCATTTAATCCATTTAAAGTACCACCATTCATGATAGCACCAGTAGAATCATATACAGTTTTACCATCTGTATAGAATAATAAATCACCTGCAGAATAAGATACACCAGGGTTATAAGCCGCATCAGTTGCTACTGACGCAGTACCCGCAGGAGCACTAAATGCTGCTGGAGTACTGGATAAAACAGGAGGATAACTATCGTTATCTTGTTTTACACTATTACCTAATACTAATTTTTTCCACTTTTCTGCTGCCATTTCTTATCCTATTAAATCATAACATGTTAATTCTATCCATACTTTTGCTGTAATACCATTTGGAGATTGTGTTGCTTCATGAAAATATGATTGATTGTCTGAGCCAACAGCACAAATATAATATCTATCAGTACCTGATTGATCCACACCATTTCCACCTCCCATAAATTTTACTATATCTCCACTATTATATGTATACCCAGGAGCCCAAATTAATTGACCTCTTGCTTGCCATGCTACTTTAGTATTACCACAAACGCTCCAAGCATTTACAGCTATAGCATTTTCCCAACATGGTATCTTTAAAACATATTCTTCACAAGTTTGTCCTAAAACTTCTTGACAAGTATCACAATCTATTACTAGACCATTCTGTAAACTAGGATTACTAGCATCCATCCACCTCATATATAAAAACTCATCAGTTCCTATTGCTGCATATCTAGGATATACTTTTACAACTTGATCAAAAGTAAATCCTGATGTAGGTATATCGGTATGATATACTAAAGATCCTGAAGCTACCCATTCATTTTCACAATCACATCCGTCACTTACTAAACATTCTAGCATTTCAATATATGCTCCTAATAATTGAACATTACATTTTTCATTTTCACAAGGTTTACCATACTTTTGTTTATCTACTAGTTTAGCAGTTTTTTCTGCAAAACAACACTTAAGTTTGTTTAACCTATGTTTTATATCATATACCGTATATTTACCTAAAGTACTCATTAAGATATTTTCATTATAAAAGCAAGTGCATAATAAGGAGGAATGTTATTAAAACAATCCCCAAAATCAGGAGAACCCAAATCTGGTTGTCCATCTCCTGTATCCCCATCCATATTTACATCATGAATATGAGCTCCACATCTAGGATCATTATCTCCAGTACATTCACTACCACTACTAGGATCTAATGTAATTCTAAATGTAGGATTACTTACACCACCACATTCACTACAATTCCAGTTACTAGCTGCAGCAAAATCTTCAGAACCTCCACCAAATATATTTGCAGGAACGTTTGCTGTAAAATCAGCAGCCCAGTGATGATAATGAGCACCTCCTTGTGAAAGAGATATATCTACATTATCTAAACTATGGATATGTGCTGGAATATTATTTGGAGCTAAACATGTAAAAGGAAATCCTCCTACGTCACCTACATTTGGCCATAAAGGATTATTATTTGCATCTAGTGCAGGTGGAGCACCCGCAGCTTGATCAGGCATAACTATAAATCTACCTCTAAGATCTGGAGTACCATTAGTACCATCACATATAGCCCAGTTAGGTAATCCATCTATATCACTAATTGATCCTGACCACATAACAATAATACCTGGAGGAAGACTACCAGAATTACCACCCCCTTCTTCAATTATATTTGTTATGTTTCCTGCTATATAAGTTTGACTACATGGACTTGGAGCTGGACCTGTTTCTATAACAATATCTCCTTCAACTGCAAATCCACTGTCTACAGTTTCTCCTCCTTCTGCTAAGTATACATTTAAAATAGAACATCCGTTGACACCATCTTCACCGTTAGTTCCAGGTGCACCATCAGCACCTGCAGGACCCATTGGACCTGTTGGACCTTGAGGTCCTGTATCACCTACGGGTATATCACACCCATTAGATTCTGCACATGATTGACAATCACATGCGCACAGATTTGGATCTGCACATCCATTTTCACAATTTTCACATGCCATTAAAACTTATATTATGAGCACGTATTACACGGGCCCTTGTAATTACACAATCTACTAACTTGCTTAAATATCTTGTCGGCTTTTGTAATACTCCCACAAGATGAAGCATATAGCATAGCTTTATATAATGTATAAGCTTCTAATGCATTTTGTTTTTCTGAATCGCACGGACAATCTTCGCACATGTCTAATGCTGCTAACATTTTATGTACACAACATTTAATTGTACTATAACAAAATATAAACTTACGAGCTGTTAACCAAGTACCTGCACCTCCCTGTTCTGCTACTAAAACTCTATATTCTATTTCATATAAACCCTGCGTCATTGTTGTATTTGCAGTACCACCTAACATACTCATATTAATCATAAAAGAATTATTACTCGCATTAGGTAAAGCACTACCTATTATAGGAAGATCTAAATTATAATTAGTACCTGATGGGTCTATTACATTTATTTCTACATCCTGAACATCTGATAATGCAAAATTAGGATCACCCCATCCTGTTGTATTTGTAACTGGATCATATGCACCTGTTGTATCTGTAAATACTATGTTTTGTGAATCGCAAGATTCGTTTGCCGAAAAACTAATTTTTGGTAAAGCTGCCATTAACTATACTATATTTAAATATAGGTAGGGGAGATTGCTCCCCCCTTACCCATAAAATTATTTATCTATTACCCATAAACGTAACAGATAGTTACATCATATTCTCCTGATTGAATACCACTACCAGACGCTGTAAAATTAATTAAGCCTCCGCCAGTACCCATAGCTGTTGCCACTAGTGGAACTGATACCATTTTATCAGCTGCATTTAATAGTGATCCCGATGCAATATCACCTGTTATTTCTACAGATCCAACCTTTACCCTTACGTTTACAGATTCACTACTTCCCGCTTTAGCGTGAATGAAGCATCCTGTAACTATAGCATTAGCTGGTATAGATGTTGCTGTTGTATAAGCTGTTTGGAGTCCAGTTGAATGTAATACATTTGCTGTAGTACATTTAATCTCTCCTTGAGCTCCTACTGTTTTTGTTGTTACTGCCATTATATTATATTTTTAAAAAGTTAAACAATTAATTAAAGTGCCAAAGGAGCAAAACTACCTGGACATGATGCGAACCAACCATTTAGAACATTTTCTAAAAGAGCTTGCTGACCTGCACCTCCATTTTCCATTGCTACAATAGTCATTTCTGGACTAGCTATGTCTTTATTAAGATTAGCCGATGCGTGTACATCAGTGTAAGATATAGCATACATATCATATGTATCTCCTGCAACAGCAAATACTGGATAAGATGGTACTGGAAACTTCATTAAGTTATTAATACCCTCCATTCCAAGTTGTGCTCTTTCAAGATCAGATACATGCTCATACGTACCTACACCGTAAATTGGTACAGCAGAGTTACCCGTTCCATCAGTTGTAATTAATGTAGTACCTCCATCAATGAATGCACCATCTACTACAACTTTAAATGTAACTTGTTCGTAACCATCTATTACTTTATAAGTTTGCGCTTTACCTGTTATTGTTATTCCTCTATTTGTACCAGTAGTGTTTATAGTTACAGTATCTAACAAATCTTTACAGATAGAATCTGCTTCAATTTGTGCTTTAAAATCAGCTGCTATTTCTGCTTCTGTAGCAGTAGCATCTGAAGTATAACTAAATCTTCGTACAAATTGTCTTTCTGATCCTTGTACTTTATCAAACTTGAATATAATACTAAGTCTATATTCAGCTGAATTGTTAAGTAAAATAGAGCCTGAAGCTGTATTATACCCAACAGCTACAGCTTGTTGAGTAGCGCCAACATAAGATTGACCTGTGTATTTTTGTACATTAGCACCTTCTATTTTTGAAGACCATCTTACTTTTCCAGCTCCATCAATACCTTGTACTAAATATATATAAGGAGCATCAGCAATAGTTTCACCAGGTAACAAAAAAGTCATATCTGGTTTTACTGCTGCGATTTCTCCTATCGCTAAACCGGCAATATTAGCAGCACCTCCTGCTACATTTTTACCGACTAAAATTTTATAATTTTCGTGTCTCATTATAAATCATTTTTAAATATTAAACATTAAATTTATTCTTGAGATATAGCTTCAACCATATGAGTTTGAAATCTAGGGTTAGCTGTATTTTCTAATGCCATTCCAACCGCCATGGTTACAATTTCATCATGAGTATGATCAGCTAATTCGCAATCATTATTGTTAACTAGATTTATCTGTTCTGGTCTCTTTATATATCTCAACAGATACCTATTAATATCATAAGTACCATCTCCTATTAACTCAACATTTCCTCCGTGCATAAGTCTAACAATTTTATTTTTGTCAGGCTTATTAAACGGATCCCCAATGATTTTATTATAATCATCGTGTTGAATGGGTTTTACGTTTTTCCTTTTATATACTGTATTGTTATCACAATTTTGCCAGCTAACTTCACATTCTTCATTAACTGCAAACCAATATATAGGAAATCCACCAAACGTACCATCGGGTAAAGTAAATAATACTCCATTTGGCTTTACCGGGGTTTGTGTGGCAGCAGGAATTAATGTAACTTCCTGCACAACTTCACGTAAATCATCAGTTCTTTTTTGAGTTTCTTCAAAAGTTTCTCTTTTGACATCATGTGAATATCGTGTTTTTACAAATTTTTCTTGGGCTTTATTAAGCCAAAGATCAACTTCTTCAGGTTCAAAGTTAGGGTAGTTAAGACTATCAGTCTTATCTAACCCCACCTTGAATTGTATATGCATTTCCGCTACAGTCATTACTTCTGTTTCACTTTTTTGGCCTTCTTAGGCATTTTGGTATCATCGGTAGCAATGTCCTTGACACTACTAGTTGTTCCCTGTAGTCTCGCTTTTAGCGATAATACAATATCCTGATTTTTTGGATCCTTTAAATAGATAATTGCAGATTGTAAATCATGTCCTATAGGATCATCACCGAACATATAATGTCCACCTCTAATTCTAAGAGCATTATTATTAACTAAATTCTCTATCAAAACCCTAGTCTTAAAGTCTGGAAGAGCCATAGTTTCATTAAATTTTTCAGACTCTTGTTCAACGATGTCTGCTAATGTATTTTCAATAAGTGCATCTGAAGCATTATCTGCTCTTTTACCCATTATTTTTAATACATTTTTCATCTCGCTAATAGTCATCGAATTAAATTGCTTATATGCTTTTCTTTTCTCTTTAACTTTTAAATTATCTTTTTTGGCGTCTTCCTCAGCATCATATAATACATATATTGCTTTGGGCCAATCTTCAGTTTCATTTACGGAGTTCGCTACTTTTTCACTTCTAGTTAAGAGTTTATAATCTAGAAAATCTCTAGGACGATCTAGTTTTAAAACTTTTTCTTTATCAGTTAATATAACAGCGTAATCTTGCCAATATTCTGAAAATTTATTTAACGTGCCAGCGGATAAATTTAACACACCTTCAAGTCTCGTTTCTTCCTCTGGTGTAAGACCGGTATCATAGCCACCTCTTCCGTAGGTAGCTATGACCGTGTCTTTACATTTAGGGAATCTATGAAATCCTGACCAAGCGTGTTTTTTATGCGCTTTCACAATTACAGTTCCTTCTGTCATGCTTTAAACTTTAAATTATTAATTATTAATTAGCAGCCGCATTAGTACAGATTAACTCACCACATGCCATTGGGTTTTTGATCATGATACCACATTCAGTTAACATGTGTACTGAATAACCGTCAAGGTTATCAGAACGCATAGTGTTTACTGATTTTGCTGTGTTACCAAATGGATCAACGGAACCCGCTGTATGCCACATCATGTCCTTAGAACCTTTTTTATGTACAGCTTGGATGTTTGATTCTCCACCTGCCATTCCAAAGTCAAGGAATGTAAATCTGTAAGACTCAAGAGGTCTACCTGTTTCTGCATGTAATTTTCTGTTGATGATAGTATTATCATATAAAGGTAAATGCTTAAGAGTAATCTTTGTACCATTTAATCCCATATATGTTTTAAACTGACCACCTAATGCTAGGTTTTGTCCACTACCAGTAACAAATTTAGAATCTACTAAAGTCCAATTAGACGCAGCTGTTTTCATAGCTTTGTCAAACTCAGCAAATCCATATTCACCAGTAAATGCAACAAACTCTCTAGATGATTCAGGCATTACATTGTAAGATAGATCAATTAAGAAATCACGGATGATATTCTCAGATAATTCAGTGTAGTTTCTAATATTAGCTGGAGCTATTTGCTCTCTAATACCAGCACCTTCATATACTGGAAGACCATTGTTACCTAACATATCAGTAACGCCATTAGCGTCAGATGAGAATGTTGAGTACCAATAAGATCTTTCTATTTCTCTGTACCACTGTGCCATTGCTTCCCACTCAGCATATCGAGTCCATACTGTTGATTTTTTCCCTGGGTTATTAGGGTCAGCCAACTGAATAACAAGTGCATCTGTAGCAGCGCTTCTTGTTACTGTGTATGATTTTCTCAACGTACTTAAATGATTTCTCATTTTAAAAGGCGCACTAAAAGTAGTGTTACCTCCCGTAGAAAATTCTGGTACTGTAGTATATTCTTTCGACATTTCTTTTCCAGCTTCAAGTAATGCTGATGGTATAGCTGCTGTTGCAGTACCCACTTGACGCATAGTATATATCCATGCATTCCCATCAAAATATGGGTCTTCCATTACTCTAACTCGATAATCTCTGTCATCAAGAACTAATACTTCTTGATTTGCGAACCATTTTTCTTTAAACTTTACTCTAAAGTTAGTTCTATTTGCTCCATACTCGCCGAAGTTTCCTGCGATCGCAACAGCTTTCTCATCATCTCCTTGTAAATGCCAATCATATTCTCTGTTACCAATCTCTGTAGAACGTCCCATACCTGATGTCAAGTATTGGATAGGGTTAGAACCCTGCATTCCAAAGATACGAGTAACTAAAGTACTCATAACTTCTGGCTCCGTTAAATATGCGGATGATAAGTGATTTTGCTGTGTCAACCCAGAATGCCATTTCGTTCTGTATAGTTGTAATCCATTTATAGCCATTCACTTAAATTTTTATTAAATTAAACATTTTTATTATAATTTCATTGCCTTTGAAAACAGACTAAAGTCCATATCATCTCCAGATACTTTTGTTCTAGATTTGCTTTTTAATTTCTTTCTAGAAATCCCAGAAGCTCTTTCTAGATTAGCTCTTAGATTTGATGCAGCCTTTGTTCTTGCTTTCTTTTCAACTTTCCCAAAATCAAAATTATTAAAATATAACCAAGCCATTTTCAGTTGCGAATCTTTGTCAGCTTCTGAATCCATAACCAACTTGGTTTTACCGGTCTTACGATCTGGTTTAGTAATATATTCATAAAAAGCCTTTTTTTGCTTTTTACTTATAGGAAAGCCAGCAATATCTTCTTTCCCATCGATATTCTCTTTTAACTCTGTTAAAAAAGTTTCTTGTTTTTCTTGTTTTATCACAGCTTGTTTTTTCTGTGTTTCCAGTAATTGTGCTCGTTCTTTCTTTTGAATACCTTGTAATTTTCTTAAAGAACGATTAGCTCTACCGGCTAAAACATTACCATTTAAAAGATCTTGAATTTCATCAACAATCTCTTCTCTATTATAGCCCTCACGTCTCATAAGTTCGGCTACTATTTGTTTTTGTAAATCACTTTTACCTTTTAAATTATTATTGTCAATTCTTGAAAAATCAACAGTAGCATATGCTTTAGTAAAATGTTGAGGATCTCCTCCATCCTCAATAAACTCTAAAAATTGTTGAGCAACAGGATCTAAATTTTCTTTATATTCTGATACTCCTTTTTCAATTTGTTTTTTTACAACTTTTGCTAAACCATCCTCAGAGTCTTCAAATTCTTCATCGTCAAATTCTATAACTCCTTCTTCTTTTAAATGATTAGCAAGTACACCTATTTGAGATAGTTCTTCTTCTTCTGTGTCAGCCTCTTCTTGTTTTTCTGTTTTAGGCTCTGAAGACACATCTTCTTCTTCCTCTTCTTCTTCTTCTATAGTTTCTCTATATTCTATTTCTAAATTGTCTACAGAAAGCTCTTCTTTTTTACTTTCTTTAGCAACAGGTGTTTCTTTTTCTTTAGTCTCATCAGTTTTATCTACTATGCCTGTATCTTCAGCCAAAGCTTCAACTTCTGCAACTTCTTGTATTTCTACATTATCAGGTGCTATTGTATCACCCTCTAATGATTTAAATCCTTCAAAAGGATTAAGTTCTTTCTTATCACTCATAATTAAATATTATTTATCAATTTTACAAAAATATAATTATATTTTATATTTCCAATAGTTATTATTATTATTACTCAGTTTTTTCTTGTTTATTATAGCGGTTTATATTTATGTCTCTTGCTCTAGGATGCACATATGTATTATCTACTTGAGCATTTTTCATTATGTTAGGATTGGTCATTTGCTCAAAATTTTGATCATCTGGTATAAAATCTTTACCATAAGTTTTTTCAAAACTATCTCGTAAATTTTTTGTTATAGCATCTATATCAATAACATCATGTTCAGTAGTATAAAATGGAGCATAATTTATTACAGGTGCATTCTTAGTTTTATCTCCCCCATAACCATCTTTCCAAGACCATTTTGTTTCTATACCTTTTTCATCATCGTATTCAGAAAAATCATTTATATCCTTAAGAAATAATCTACGCTTATGATTAGTCATATCTCTATTATAATAAGCTCCCCATAATTCAGCACGTGTTACATTATCTGCAAGTTCATCTCCTTCAAAATAGGATGAAAGTTTTAAATTAGGATCTTTTGTTTTTTCATAGTTACCCATCAATTCCATTAACATTATTATACCTTGAGACTGATCACTAAGCTGTCTTACATCAAAAGGTGAGTGATCTCCTGTCCATCCTTTCATATTTCCTTCATCATCAAGTTTTACATTTACCATACTTAAATATAATTTTTCTAATTCTGGAAATTCAGTATGCGTTATTGTATCTCCTCTTTCGTTTTTAAACTGTGGATTTTTATTTTTTATATGTGAATCATAATATTTTTCATATCTAAAATGATAGTTTCCAGCACCATCTGTATCTGATCCAAACAATTTTTTAATAGCTGTTTTAGCTGAATTAGGTTCTGTAGATCCCAAACCTCTTCCAGGTCCTTTTCTTTGTGCCATATCGGAATCAAACCTTTGATGAGGTCCGCTTTCATGATATGATATTTCATTTAATATTTGTTTCCACCCTTCTATAGTACCCCCATATTCAGGCATAACATATTTAACTATAAATCTATTTAACTCATATTGAGGTTTTCTATCTGCTGGATTTGATTCTGAATAGGGGTTATCTTTAACCTCATCTTTAGATAATCCAAATTCTGCTCTAGGTAATTTTTTAAACCTTCTATTAAGATTCCACGAATCTCTTATCTTACCAGCCGTATGTCCCATATATGGAATACCCCCATGCTCTAATTTCTTAGTGCTCTTAGCTTCTTCCTTCTTAAAATTTTTATTAAAAGATCTATCTAATCTCATTATTTACTTGAAGTTGTAGGTTTATTATTAGCTGCTGTACGTTTTATTTTTTCATTTTCCATATTAGATCTTTTCTTTTCCTCAAACTCTTGCTGTTTTAATCCTAAGTCTTGTTGATTTTTTTGCATCTGCATATCTAATTTAGCTTGCTCTTTTTGTCTATCAAATTCTAACTTAACTTCATTATTTTTATTATCTAAATAACCATCGTTGTTATCATCTTTATCTGCTAACCTAGCTTCTGCATTAATTTCAGCAACTTTTATTTTAGTATCCGCTTCTAACTGAGCTCTTGCATCCTCTCTTTGTTGCTTCATTTCTTCTTGTTGCTGCTGCATCTGTGCTATCTGTTGTTGAGATTGTTGTTCAGCTTGTTGAGCTTCTTGAGTTCTTTGATCTACATTAGCTTGAGCTTCTTTTAATTTTCTTTGTATAGAAGTAATAGATTCATCCTGCATAATGTCTGCAATATCTGAAAATGTAGTAACCCCTGATTGTAATGCTGATTGAGCAAGATTTCTAAGTTGATCTATTGTTCTATCATCTTTAGAAGAGTTAGAAACAAATACACCATAATTAGTACTTGAAAAATCATCTCCTTCAATATTCATAAATACTTTACTCATGTCATCCATAATATATTGTATCTTCTTACCATTACGCCATGCCATTTTAGTTACATCAATAAGAGCTTGTAGAACTTTTCTTTTTACCTCACTATGATTATAAAACCAATATTCAGTAATATGTGAAGATTGTGTTACCGCTCTTTCAGTATTACCTACAAGTTCTGAAGTTTGTACTTGTCCTTGACGTTGTCTAGAAACTCCAGAGAGTTCGCCCACTTCTGTTTTAATCTGATCTAATAGCTGAACATGAGTATTTATGTAATTACCCATAGAAAGATCAATGGATTGGAATTGATTAAAAGGGGCAGCTTGCTGGGATCTATTACCTTCCTCTCTGGAGTTAATAAACATAACACCCACTGAATCTAAATAGTACATCCATTTAGAAACATCCCATCCTTCTGAAGATGGTATCTGAGCTATATCCATTAACGCTACTTTACCTTTAGATTTTGCTAAAGCTAATTCAGTTCTGTAATAAACAATATTATATAAATATTGATATGGTTTCATTCTATCAATTAAAGAAATAGATTCTGAATTTCTTTCATTGTAAATATATCCCACATAACCTGACTTAACTATACTATTGTTATCCATGTCTCGTCTTTGGTTTTCTTTAGGTCTAATATTAACATATATATTTTCTGCTATTTTAGTACCTTCCCAATACTCACTTATCCATTCCCATTTTAAAGATACACCATCAAATATCCACTCACCGGTTTCTTTATCTTTTTCAGCATAATCTGGAACTTCAAATATTTCATCTACAATATCTTGTTGTTCAAATCCATTTTCATCCATCATTTTCATAAAACCAACTTTTCTCATTGATTTCCATTCACATTGAATAACTCGAATCATACCATCTCTTCTATATTGTCTTATATGATTAGGATCAAACGTACCACCTGCATCATAATTAATTATACTAAATTCTGAATAAGGATAATTAACTTGACCATTATCCATATCTCCAGCTCTCCCAGTTCCTCTTTCTAATGTATCTATATCTTTTGGTAATAATACATCATGGAATTCATCTATAACTGTAGATAATGTTAACCATCTTTCTTCTACTATAGATTGAGCATCATCGATCCACGGAGAATCAGGATCAAGAATTATACGAATATCTAATGGATTACAAACTCTAACTACAGGTTCCCCTGCAATTTCTCCTACCCAATATATTTCTTCTCCTGCTATCAAAGCATCTTTAAAACCTTGATTAAATTTATTGATTAAATTTTCTTCTCTTGTTAAATATTCTAATATATTCTGTCCTTGCTTTTCTCTTACATCCTGATACTCATAGCTAATATATTTTTCAATTTGTGCAGGAGTTTGAGGTTGTTGCATTTGCTGCTCTTCTGGAGAAGGTTGTTGACCTGAAGCTTGTTGCATAGCACCTTCTTGTGCTTGTTGTTCTTGTTGCATTCTTACTTCTGGCGGAACTACTACTGAGTATAAAAACTCCATTAATAATTTTTTACGAGTTTCTTCTATCTGAGAAATAGAAGCAGGATCATGAGATACTACTCTAAAATTAAATGGTCTTTTAATTTCTTCTCCCATTAATAATTGTAACTTAGGAGATATTATATCATAATGTTGTAAGGATGCTGGGAACTCATCAGCAGAATGTCCATAAGGACTTACTACATATTCAAAATCTTTTTGGTCTAGTACACCATTATATAAATCATAATTAATTTGTTTTCTGTATCTAGACGATCTTCCATTATAACTTGCGTCACTATATGTAACTTTTTCTAGCTCATCTATACAAGATTTTCCCCACTTTTTACCTTTCCTTTTTCTAGGTAATTTTTGTTGAGGTAAATCCTCTAAAACGTAATCAGTATTTATTCCTTCCATTATAGTATATTTCTAACTTACAAAAATATTAATTTTTATCTAATTTCCAAATGATTAGAAAGATTTTTTTCTTTTCTTAAATAAAGAAGAACTCCAAAACTTATCTCCCATATTAAAATCATACTTACCTTCTAAATCAACATTATAATTTTCATGACTATGAAGTATACATAACATGAATGATATAGCCCTATCAAAGTTACCTTCTTTATGATCATACGCTATTAATTCTTGTATTAATGGAATAGAATAAATTGTATGAAGATTAAGTTGATCTCCTCCTTGACCATCTGCTCTTTTTTCTAATAACCAATCCCTTAAATATAATTCACATTGCACTTTAATAGGTTCACTCATGTGAACACCATATCCTCTACTTACTGTAGTTCTATTAACTATATCTTTTAAAATATTTGGTTGCTCTTTTAATAAATGTAAAGACTTCTTTTGCTCAAAATAAATCTTTAATCCTTTTAAATTATTTTCATATAACGTTTGAGCGTTGTAATAAGTAAGTAATTTTCTTACTGTTTCATAATATTCTTTAGCTGTATCAGGTCTACCTGTATATTCTGCTACTGGAATATTATAAGTATTATCAAACTTTTGAAAAGTTTTATATATAAAAGTACTACCTAATGAACTAGTAGTAGAATCATCTTGATCATAGGGGTCAGTACCCGCTATATATAATCCATAAGGAATATGACCAGACTCATCTCTATAGGGGTGTTCCCATATTACAACACACCCTGTTCTATCATCTGTATTTTTAATAGGAAATTTATTTATAGGATTTAAATTATCATTAGGCATCCATTTTACCTGATCTTTATCCCACCATAAATCTCCAATCATAGCCATATCCTTAGCAAGCTTAGTTACTTCAAGTTCTCCTAACCAAGCATTTAATTCTATAGTTGGAAATATATTACCAGTACTTTTTAAGAATGCTTCTCTTGGAGTTTTAGGAGATTGTGTAATATATTTTTCCCATGTAGTTCTAGAATCTGTAGTTTTTACAATCTTTCTTTCTTGATCTAAAAACTCTTCTGCAGCATCTCTCATAGAATTTCCTTGATCATCAACCATACTAACAACATCGCCATTTGACAATGTTACTTTACCTGGTTTATACCACATGTCATCTATAAAAAAACCACAATTAGTTCCAGCCCCACCTTCGTCCCATATATTCTCAAAAGGTCTTAACCAATATTTATCTGGATTATAAAACATTTCAGCAAAATCATTTGATCCTCCATCCATATCACCACCTGTTCCAAATATTAATGGCATACCAATCATTACATTACCATCTCTAAATACAGGTGCTGTAATCATATATGCATTTATAAGATTAGGAAACTTACCAGCCTCTTCCCATAACATGAGATCAGCTGTTTTACCAATAGCTGCAGAGAAATTATCTTTAAATGTTAAAGTAAATATCTCACTATTATAACCATTCCATACTTCTTTACCATCTTTTACTTCCTTGAACCTAGCTTTAACAAAATCTCTACGATCTGGATTTCTACGTTTAGCCCATGCTGTATGTTTATTAATAAAATTAATCATTTCTAATGCCATAGCCATAGTAGCATTACCATATTCATTTAAATATGCACCAATAATACTTGTAGAATCTCTAAAAAAATTATACTGATGAACACATAAGGCACCATTTTTGTATGAAAAACCTTTACGTCTAGCTTTAGCTACAATCATACCTTGACCATTATTACGTGCTAATTCACATTCATCGAAGTAATAATAATCCATATCAAGAAAGCTAGGAAATGTTAGTATTTTTCTTTCTAACTTTCCCTGTTTTACTGTAGCCTTAATCTGAGTAAAGTTTAAATAAAAATAGTGAGGTCCTGTGATACGGACCCCACCTACTTCAAAACCTTCTAAACATCTTCTAGTCTGTTCATCCCAATATTCTTTGTAGGCATAAGTGCCAGGGGGAGAATTAGTGTAGTAGCCATTCCTTAGAAAGCTTCTTGCTTCACAAGAAAACTCTCTAGTATTGACAAAAGAAGGTTGTAATCTAAAATGATTCATTATTTTTTGGCAAATTTTTCAACACCGCTTATACCAAAGCAGCCTAATACAACCCATACAAATGAGTCATATACAAATTCATTAATTACTAAATCATAACCAGCCCATCCTGTTATTAGATCTAGCATCATAACTAAACACATTATTACAAAAGCAACAAAACCTATTATCGCTTTTTCATTCCAATCATTGGAATCTTTAAATATTTTCATCATATACTAATTTTTAAATTAACGTTTCCCACCATCGTACTCGACAGCATGTCCCTCACTTACTAATGCTTCATTAACATTAATAGGTAAGTTTAAGTCATCTGGATATATAATTAAAGTACCTATTACTCTACCATATTTACCCAGTTCTTTACTCTCTACAACAAGACTTCCTTTATCTAATAATTCTATTAATCTAGCTTTTGCAGCTAAACCTTTTTTCTTTTCTTCTAGATTTCTTGTTCTAGATTCTGGCGCATTTATACCAGCCAGTCTTACTCTTTTGTGAACACTAATATCAAATCCTAGATCTATATTAACATCGATAGTATCACCATCAACTACTCTATCTAATTTTGCTTTGTATGTATACATATTATTGAAATTTATTTAATAGTAATGTATCTATAGAATTTTGAACTGTCTTTTTATCAGCATCTAATTGAAACATAATATTAGGTTTAAACCTTTCTTTTTCTGTTCCATTCTCAAAGATAATTACAGTGGGTATAGCCTCAACACTATAATCCATTTGTAAATCCATATCAGATGTTATATCTATTCTATAAACATTACATTCTTTTAACTTTATTAATTCTTTAAATTCATTTGAAGCATTCCATGCAGCCCAAAACTCAACTACTACTATATCTTTAGCTACCTTATTCTTAAAATTATTTTTGTTAATTACTTCTTGTGCGTAACCTATATTTGCTAAACACACTATTAGCAGTATTAATATTAATTTTTTCATTTTTTTAATTCTTTTAATTCTTCTTCTAAATCTTCTAGATCTTTAATTACTTGATCTATTTTATTACGAGCCATTTGATCTTTCATATTAAACTCCATACGAGTCGGTGGCCATGTATTAGTAGCAGCAGGATCACCCATATCTATTGTATAAGTACCTGTTCCTGGTTTAGGCATTTCTAATGCTTTTTCTACTTTATCTTCAAGCTCTGAAAACTTAGAATTAATAGTACTCATTAAACCAAAATAAGAAGAAACAACAGTAATAACTGCTGCTACTATACTTATTAGAGTTTTTATACTAACTTGAAATTTGCTATTTTCCGATAATTCTTTTGTCATTATTCATAAATTTTACTGATCCAATATTAATAAAACATCTGCAGAACCTGATTCTAATGTTATATTCAGAGTATAATTAGGATCAAAACTATACCCCTGTTGAAAGACATTTAAAGATTCATTAGCTATAATACGCAATGATTTCGATATATGATATTTTTCATAGGTTTTGCTTAAATATATACTAATTACAATTTCACTATCTGTAGTATTTGTAATTATCAAACTCTTTATATTATTTGCTCCCGCTTTTAATCTTACTGAGTTTGGTGCTGATATTTGTTTATATACGTAATTTTCCATTATACTAGTGTTTGAGGAGTTCCTTTATAAGCTACTCTATTAATTGTATCTTCAAGGATCCATCCTAATTGAGCTGTTCCTTGTTTTTGTCCTTTTTGTGGAGGTACTATTCTTATTTCTAAATTTAAAATAAGTCCTATTCCTATGTGTACCTGAATAGGTGGTATATATGTATTACCTTTTAATGCTGTAGTATTTGTAGTTCCTAATTGCAATAAAGCTGTATCACCAGCTAGTGCTGTTTTATTAGTTGTCCCTAACACCATACTATCTTTTGCAGTATTAGTTGTAATAGCATTTGCTTGTGCTGTTGTTATTCCAGTTTTAGCATTATTAGCTGCCATATCAGTTATATGATTATTTAATAAATCTGTCAACTCATCTATCTTAGTTACTAGTCCTTGTAAAAACTTATCACGTTCAGTTTGATGAGAAGTATCTTTATTTATAGCAATATCATATCCCGAATTTGCTACATCTGTAAATTTTGTTATTGCCATTATTATCTAATTTGTATAAACTCCATTAATATTAATATTAAAAAATAAATCTTGATTACCACTATTACTATCTTTCTTTAACCAAATAAATAACATGTCATCTTCTGCAAATGTATTACTTGAAGTAAAATCTTCTGTATGACTCCATGTTTGATTTACTGCAGGAGGTGTTATTGCTGAAGTATTAAACATATGAGTAAGACTAACACTAGCTGAACCATTTGACATTGCTCCTTTCATTAAATAGAATTTAAAAGGATCTGTTGCTCCTGTATCTGCAGCAGTTCCTTGTATTTTTATATTTGTTATTTTTCCAGCTCTTGGTGCTATCATAAAATTACTAAATGAATCAGTATATGATATACTAGTAGGACTACTATCTCCATTACTCCAATTCTCATACCAATTTCTATAAAATGTATAGTAAAAAGTTGTACTTGTGTTGTTTTGTCTATAACCAGGAACTATTTGATGCCAATATTGTCCACCAGCTGAATCATCAGTTAAAGCAACAGTTCCATCAGCATTTGGTAAGTTAATTGCTTTATCTGATCCTAATCCACCAGATGTCCAAGCACCTTTTAATGTAATGTGATTACTACCTGCTCCAGTATCCTCATAAAGATTTATTTCACTACCACAGTTTCCAGAACCACAAGATCCACCATAAAGTTCTAACCGTCCTCTACCATTTGATAGATTTTCTAATTTAGCAAAATGTGCTGTATTATTTTTAAAATCTACATTACCACCATCAGCATTTAATTCTATTTCTCCTGCTGAATTTAGTGTTATATCATTAGATGCATCAGTTGAAATAATATCTACTGCACCATCTGCTGTAATAGCAAGATCTGCATTATGTGAAGCATTGTCAACGGTTGTTAAATTAGTTTGACCATTTGCTTTAACTTCTGTAGCAAAATAATTTCTTATGTCATTTACATCATATTGTACTGTAACAGATGAATTAGCTGCACCAGCATATGCAAAAATTTGAAATAAAAGATTCTCTCTTGATCTAAGTGTACCCCCCGCTAATTGTATAGCAGGTGCCCCAAGAAAAGTATACATTCCAGCAGCTTTATCTCCTGTACCTAAACCAGACCAAAAAAATTGTTGACCTCCTGCTATATTAGTTCCTGTTCCTGATTCACCACATTGGAAATATAAACGATCACCAGGTTGACCTGGAGCGTTTACAGGAGTAGTTACAGTTACAGGACTTGAAGTAGTGGATCCTATAGTAAGAACATTACTATTATATGTTAATGTAGATTCAATATCTAAAGTATCAACACCTCCATATGTTGCTACACCATTAGCTGTTGTACCATTTAATGTAACCTTTGTATCTGTATCTGTCCATGGCACATTAACCACCATTTGATCAGCAGAGTTTAATTGTACACCATATGTTCTGAATGCTGTAGCACTTACCGCTGCACCAGGTGCTACTTGTACTGTATTACTAAATAATTCAACACCTCCTCTTGCAGTTGCTGTAGCTTGTGGTAGAGTATATGTAGTGTCAGTCCACGGAACACTAACCCCCATTTGGTCAGCTGAATTGAGTTGAACTGGATATGTTCTACTAGCTGTACCTGTACCTCCTGTTTCATAACTTTGTGTTAAATCCGTATCAGAACCAAGTTCTACACCACCACGAACTGATGTAGTTGCAAGTGGTAAAGTATAAGCAGTATCAGTCCATGGTACATTTACTACTAATTGATTAGATGAATTTTTTTGTATCCCATAGGTTCTAAGAGCAGTTGTTGTTACTGTATTAGCTGCTGTTGTTTGTGTAGTATTATCTTCTAATTTTCCTAATCCTAACACTGAATCAGTCATCATAGAATAAGTAGTATCAGTATCTACCCACGGTACATTTACTACAGCTTGATCATTAGAATTAAACTGTATACCATAAGTTCTACTGGCAGTAGCAGTAACTGCATTTGCTGCTACACTTTGTTCTGTATCATCTTCTATTTTTAATAAACCTAAAACACTTGATGTAGCAGGTAAATATGTAGTATTAGTATCATCTTTCCATGTTATAACTCTACCATCCCAAGTCAATACTTGACCTGCTGTAGGTCTGGTGTCATTTATATTACTTACAAACAACACCTTCTCTACAGTTAAATCATTTAAAACTTGTACTGTTTTAAATCTTTCGGTATTTCTGCCTAAATACTCCACTTTAGAATTTATATTTTACCTCGCCATTTTGGATATATATTCCTTCTGGTTTTCTTATAACCTGTCCATTTAAATTATACATAATATCAGATCCAAAAGATCCTTTCATTATTTCTATAATTTGTGAATTACCACATGGCTCATTTGTATCGCAGTCTATATACTCAACTACGAAAAATTCTACATACTCTGTTTCTATTATTGTATCAAATACAGTAACTTCTACATATTCAATAACATCTACAAATAAAGTATCTAAAGCTCCTTCCATCCATAGTGTATCTGTAACATATATGTACTCAGGAACAAACACTTCTACTTCTAATGTATCTATAACTATCTGTGTTATATACTCTGTTTGTACAATAGTATCAAAAATAAAGTTATCTATGTATAATGTATCTGTTATAAATACTGGTACATCTACATATACTGTATCACATGGTTCTATAGGTGGTTGACAATTTATAGGTAAAGTTGGTACTGCGCCATTTTCATCTCCTGCATCCACACAATCTTCCCATCCATCATTTAACCAAGAGGTTTGTACACATCCTAATGGAGCATATTGTGTCCAGTTAGCTGGATCATCTCCACAATAATATCCATTTTGATCAGCACAGTTTAAACATAATTCCTGGAAATCGTAACCTTGTGCATTGACGAACGAGCCAATAAACACAAGTAATATATATATAATTCTTTTCATTCTTTAAAATATTAAATAGTTAAACCCAAATTTAACATCAAAGATTGGTTTACCCCAATACTTTTGATGGGTGCCTTCCACAAATATACCTAAATTTTTCGTAATTCTAGCACCCAGAACCATTCCAGCATCCCATTCAAGCATATCTTTACCATCCTCATAAACATAAGAATATTCATCTAAGCCATAATGATATGGCATTACATTAGTCCAAGCATGTAACCAAAACTTAGGTGTATGTTTATAGTAAGCTAAACCAAATACAACACTAAGCTCTTTTTGATCTCCTAGTTTTTCTAACTCTTGTTCATTAAATCTGGCAACCGCGTCCCCAAAAAAGTGGTGGTAGAATTCATCATTGGAGGTAGCGATCAATAATGAATCCCCACCACTGACGTCATACCAGTTTTGGTTGACGTAAAATCCTTGGACCCACTGTTCTGAAGCATAACCAAAATCCTCCGCTAGATCTTGGAATGTATTCTCTCCTGGAACCCAAAAATCATCTATTGGTGAAAATCCGTATACAGGATGTATACGCAAAACCCCACCTAATGTAAAATCCCAGTTTCCTTTAGTTACTCTATATCTTGTATCAAAGGAAGTATATTTTAAATCTATTCTTTGGTTATTTGTATATTGTACTTTAGTTACGCAGCTATTTCCCAAGTATCTAAGCCAGAAATTTTGCTCAGTAAACTTATCACCACGATTACGTATAAACGAATAATTAAAAAGATACTCCCAACCAACAGAATTACCAATAGTAACATTATCTGCAATATTGTCTTCAGTACCATAATACCATGTTTTAACTTTATATTCATAATCAAATCTTGCTATTTTTCTTAGCCCTATAGTTAAATTATAGTCATAGGGATTAACATCTGTTACTTCAGTATAACCTTTATCTACCGCTGTATAATCCTGATCTTCTATATAAGATGTACCTGTAGACATCGATGTATAAAAGGTGGAATACTTAAAAAAATTATTTTGTGCAGATAAAATATTTACACAAAATAATATTAAAATTATTATATTTTTCATTATTTATTTTCTTTACTTTTTTTTATTTTCATTAAATCTGCGCATTTTTCATACTCTTCCTCTTCTTCAAAGTACTGTATAAGCATTTCAAAATTTACGTCTTCTTCTTCTAATATATTATAAGGTAACATTACCTCATCTTCTTTATCTACAAGATCTTCAAATGTAGCTTTTTTTGTTACAATTAAATAAGCATAATTCATTGCTTCTGCTAATATTTCATGATCATATTTTTCTCTAGGCATAATCTACATATTTAATTGTAACTTCCTCTCCTGCTTCTAATGCAGCTGCAATAGCAGGATAAATTCTTGCATAATTTTTAGAAGAGCTTCCTATATAACCGTTCTTCTCGACTTGGTTGTTTTTCTGTGTGTCCCCCACAAGTAAACACCCACTCGTGTCCTCATCATCATTGCCACAATGAATGAGAATATACTTAAAATTAGGAACATCAATAACATGAAGCATGCCCCGATGAATATCAGGAAATCTTTTAGCATACCTCGGATGCGTTCCACCATGTGTTCTAAGTATAATTTTATACTCGCCAGCCGGGATTCTTGTCTCGTGCATGACTTTTTCGTTTTTTGCATCTCTATATTCATCTTCTAATGTATATGCTAAAAATTTTTTATTATCAGGATCCGTAACATCAAACAACACTCCCGATGTTGAGTCCGCTTCACTGCTTATTCTTATTACTTTTAATTTCATTTCTTTTTTTTATACTTCTTATTAATTTTTCCAAATAACCCTCAAAACTTTTTATTGACATACATTCTAAAGTCATCATTACTTCACCTCTAAAACATAGAGCACTGCCATGTAAATCTAAAGTTTCTGCTCCGCCTATTTTGCGTACTAATACTTTTTTATTATCTTTTATAGTTTTAAAATTGTATTTATCTTTTAATATTTTTCTAGTTATTGCCATATCATTTATTTTTTTGATTTGCCAAAGTCAATGGCCATCTATTATCTGGACACGTTGAGGTGGACCATTTTGCTTTTACTTCTATATAACATCCACACTTTGAACATTTCGTATCTTTTCTAAAAGGACAAACTTCACATATTTTTAATCTAGTTTCATACTGAGTTTCTGAAACATTTTGCATACCACTTCTAACATATTCAGTTGCTGATTTAGCAAAATTAAACGCTCTTTTAGTTAAACTAGGCATCTTAGGTATTTGATTATTAGTAACCTGATTATGTTTATTTGCTCCTTCTTGTTGTGGTTTCTTTTTATTACATCCGCATCCCATAGTATATAATTTTAACGTTCATATAATCCTATATCACCGCCACCTCTGACGCGTGAATCAGTTTTAATTTCTTTTTTAATTTTATTCTCTAGTTTATCTAGACTTTCAACAATACTACCAACCTTTTCTAAATTAATAGCTACGTCTTTAGCATTGTATAAAGGTTTACCATTCTCTCCTTTTTCTAAAAAATCTATATTTTCAAAATAAGAAGTAAGCTTATCTACAGCTCCTTTGGCGGACTTCATTAACCTCATTGTATGAGTTTCTTGAAATTCTAAATACTTACCCATGGCCTCTTTAATATCTTCATCCTCTTTCCATTTAGGATCTTTCATAAAATCATTTAATACAACTTCCCTTCTTTTTGTATTAGGGTAAGCCATATAAGGGCTATTAAAATCACACATAAAAAATATATATGCTATTTCTTTATTAGCCTTTTCTTTAGACTTTGTTTTATCCCGCTTCCATATTTTATTAAATATTGGAATAGCTAATGATTCCGCATTTAATACTACTTGACCATCTCTTAGATCGAATAATGACGCCATACTCTTTTAATTGTATATATTACTAATCCTACTATAGGAATAATTGTTATTAAATTAGGATGGGATTCCCCACACAGTCCTAACATATGTTCTATAAATTCTATCATATCTGTCTATTTTTACGATCCATATAATCTTGAACTTTTTTACTTTTATTTAAAAGCCCTGGATTTCTTGATCCTTCTAAATTATTTGTTTGTTTTAAGTCTTTTATTTCTTTATCAGTCAAAAACCTAACAGGCTTCCCATACTCTTGTCCCCCTTTTAACTTAGGATCTAGTTTAGTATTTACAACTTCTTTAGAATAAGTAGTTATTTTTTTAGTATCCCAAGCAGCTATAAAAGAGCGCCCAGATGTATTACCATTAGGTTTCTTTAATTCTTTTCTTAAACTAGATACTATTCTATTAAAGTTCATTACTACTAATTTTATATTCTATATTATCTATTTCCTTTTGAGTTAGTTTTTCAGAATCTTCTATTCTTTTAGGAGCCTCTTCTAAATTCTTTTCATAGTAATCTATTTTAGCCTGCCATATACCTAACTTTGTTTGATCAGGTTCTGTTTTATTTGTTTCTATTACCTGACGCTGTTTATACTCACGTATTCCGTCTTCATACACTCTTCTTAAAACTGTTAATTTATCACTATAATTATTCTTCTGTCTCGCCATTTATTATATATAATCTTTTTGGTTTAACCTTAAAGACCCCAAAATGATGGAGTCTTATTTTTACACATTCATCTGTTTCCATACAATCTTTAACAAACTTAAACTCTGATCTAACTATACTTTCTATTACAAAAGGAGGTAAATCATATTCTTTAGCTAATTGTTTTATTATATCCTTCATACATTAGGTTAAGAATTCTTGGTTATACTCTAATGTTACTACACTTGCGGTAGTAGGCATCCATCCATCTAAACCACTACTAAAGTCACTAGTATAAGTAAACAATAAAACCCCTGATGCATTGTATACTCTCATAACAATATCTTTAACCCAAAATACTGCACCGACTGAAGGTTTATCAAAAGCAACAGGCCAATAAATTCTAAAAACACTACTATAAGAAGCACTAGCTATAGGAGTAGAATTTGGTGTAACCAGTTCAGTTAATGTATCTTGAGCAATCTGATCATTATTAGTCCCATATCCACCATAAACAACAGACGTTACAACTGGATCTCCCTCGCCATCCGTACCATCCCAATTACCTCCTGTTGTATTTTGTAAATATATTTTCATAGAGGTTTGATGATAATCTCCCGCAGTTTTTGTATAAGAAGTGGTTAGATTATTACTCATACCAGAAAGAGTAACACTAGACGGATTAGCAGTAAACGTACCTTTTAACCAACCAACATCTGGCACAACCTCTGCTATAGGTTCTGTTACAAAGTGTACTCCCATACCTATTCCTATACCTCCCATTACGCGTCATCTATTGTTACTGGTCCTAGTGAATATCCTATCATTATTCCACTATCTAATTCTATATCATTATAATTTCCATATAACATTGTACCCGCAGGTACAGTAATAGTACCAGGTAAATTACCATCACATCCCCATGGTAGGTTATCTCCTTGCCAGCATCCTGTTGTATCTATTACAGATTCTGATAATGCGTATAATGCATAGAATGGTCCTACGTGTCTTTTTGCAGGTTTAATGTATGTTACTACACCCTGACCAAACTCTTTCTTATCGTTTAAACGTACAGACTCATTTAATATACTAAATTCTGTTCTTGCCATTATTATTTTTTTATTTATTATTAACTCTAGTTGCGGGTGCTGGAATCGAACCAACCTAGACGGGCTAATGAAACCCGTGAGTAACCACTACTCTAACCCGCTATACTTTCATGTTTATTAATCTCCATATAATCAAACTCTGATTTAAATGGATCATTATGTGCATGATTACCTTGTTTTTGATCTTTACTAGGTGTACCTAATATAAATCCTATCTTATTATAATCCTTATCTCTAACTGTCCACATCCATCTATTTGTACCATCTTTTATTAAATTAGTATACTCCGCTTTAAATTTATTATCAGTAAATATTTTTAAAGCTTCACTTCTATCTACAAAAGAAGCAGCTTTAAATTCTGTATGAGTACATTGATAAAAATCTTTATCGTGATCTTTTTTTTGCTTGTCAGTTAATTTCTCCCAAGCCTCTCTTCTCTTTTTTCTTTTTTCATGTAAGCTTTCCATTAATCATATTTTTATATCTCTATTCCAAAATTAAATAACATTAGTCTTGCTTTTGGACATTTACAATCTTTTTCACACATTGATGAAAAACACATATAAAATTCCAGAATAGTTAATGTTCCAAATCTTAATGATATATCTATCTTATTCTTTTTATTTCCTTTTCTCCAACTATTTATAAAATTCATTTCGCTATAGTTTATTAGTTATTAGATTTCAAATATAATAAAATAAATTAAAAAAAATAATTTTCTATAATATTTTTTTCATGGTAAGTATTCATAGATGCAGACCATTATTGAAAACTCCCCCCGGCCCCAACGCGCAATCAAACCCCCCGTGGGTCGAAAATAGATCTATCACCTTCACTAATATTAGATATGAAAGATACTAATCTTCCATCTAACGCTTTCACTACAGTTCGTGGTCCTTACACACGTAAGGCTGAGAATGGTGGTGGTGAGATCTTAGTTCTTGAGCAATCAAGTGAAGTAACCAATGTTGATACAACAACAGGTGAGATCACAGTTGCTAACAAGACTGAGTTCATCATGTACACTAAAGAGGTGCATGAGGCTATCATGAAGATCATGGCTGATAAGGGCTATGTGATCCTCAAGTAAGCGTTAGAGTAGCAAGCAACAGTCCAGCAAGACAATAGCTTGGGGAGTTCCTGCACACTCTCTTACTCAGTGCAGGCCCTTAGGGGTTTCATTGTGTTTTTTTTATTAGATCCATGACCTTCACTAAACTTTGGTAACTAATATCTAACTGATCATGAATGATAAAGAATTAACTTATGAAGATCTTATTGAAGAACTTTATGCTGATAAAGATAGCTATGAAACAGGCTTCTAATGTCTGTTTCTGGCTCAATCTAAAACTCTTTGGTTAGAGACGACTAATTAATTATACCCTCATATGAATGTAACATTTGATTAATTAGTCTTTTTTTT